ACCGGCGAGCGCCGCGACGCCAGCGGCACATTTTCCTTAACCGTCCCCTTGAGTTGATAACTATGCCAACCATCGATTTAAGCCAGCTTCCCGCCCCGGATGTGGTGGAGGCGTTGGATTATGAAAGCCTGCTGGCTGAGCGTAAAGCAACGCTTATTTCCCTGTATCCGGCGAGCCAGCAGGAGGCTATCGCGCGCACCCTGGCGCTGGAGTCCGACCCTATCGTCAAGCTGTTGCAGGAAAACGCCTATCGCGAGCTAATGCTGCGCCAGCGGGTGAATGAGGCGGCACGTGCGGTGATGGTGGCCTTTGCCACCGGCAGCGACCTCGACCAGCTTGGCGCGAATGTTGACACCCCTCGATTGGTGATTACACCTGCTGATGACACCGCGCTACCCCCGACACCGGCGGTCATGGAATCCGATAGCGAGTATCGGGTGCGTATCCCGCAGGCATTTGAAGGCATTAGCGTTGCGGGGCCATCCGGTGCCTATGAGTACCATGGCCGCGCTGCCGATGGCCGGGTGGCTGACGTGAAAGCAATCAGCCCGAGTCCGGCCTGCGTGACTATATCGGTGTTGTCGCGGGAGGGTAACGGCGCGGCCAGTACTGACTTGCTGGCCGTGGTCACTCGCGCCTTGAATGACGAGAACGTGCGCCCGGTGGGTGACCGCGTGACCGTGCAATCCGCGAGCATTGTCAAATACACCATTGAGGCGGTGCTCTATCTCTACCCAGGCCCGGAGGCGGCCCCCATACAGGCCGCAGCCGAGGCCAAGCTCAAACGCTACATCACCGCACAGCATCGGCTAGGGCGTGACATTCGCCTGTCAGCCATCTATGCCGCGCTGCACGCGGAGGGGGTGCAGCGTGTGGAGCTGAAAAAGCCGCTGGCCGATATCGTGCTGAACAATACCCAGGCGTCGTTTTGCGAGCAGTACCGCATCACTGTCGGGGGTTCTGATGAGTAGCCGCCTGTTACCGGTTGGCTCCTCGCCTCTGGAGGTCGCCGCCGAAAGGGCCTGCGCCGAACTGGCGCGCGTGCCGGTGCCGTTGCGTGACCTGTGGAACCCGGCAACCTGTCCGCTCAATCTGCTGCCTTATCTGGCCTGGGCGTTCTCGGTTGACCGATGGGATGAGAGTTGGACGGAGGCCGTCAAGCGTAACGTGGTGACCTCGGCGTTTTACCTGCACCGCCACAAGGGCACCATGGGTGCCGTTCGCCGGGTCGTGGAGCCGCTCGGCTATCTCATCAAAGTCTACGAGTGGTGGCAAAGCAATGACCCGCCCGGCACCTTTCGGCTGGATATTGGCGTGCTGGAAACCGGCATCACCGAGGAAATGTACCAGGAGATGGAGCGGATGATTGCCGATGCCAAACCGATCAGTCGCCACCTTATCGGCCTCAATATCGTGCAGGACGTTAACGGCCCTATTTACACCGGCGTCGGCATTTACGATGGCGACACGATCACCGTTTACCCCGGATAACAAGCGAGAAATCATGAGCAAATACAAAGCCATTCTAACCACCGCCGGGGCGGCAAAGATTGCAGCCGCCAGCGCAGGCGGCAAGCCGTTAAAGATTGACCGTCTGGCCGTCGGGGACGGTAACGGCAAGTTACCCACGCCTAGCCCGACACAAACCAAGCTGATTAACGAGCGCTACCGGGCGGCACTTAACTCTCTGACCGTTGATAAGGCAGCGCCAGACCGGCTGATTGCCGAGTTAATTATTCCGGCCAGTGTGGGCGGCTTCTGGCTGCGTGAAATGGGGCTGTATGACGCAGATGGTGTGCTGATTGCGGTCAGCAATATGGCTGAGTCCTATAAGCCAAAGCTGGAGGAGGGCAGCGGGCGCACGCAGACCTTGCGCATGGTGCTGATTGTCAGCCACACCGAGGCCATCACGCTGATTGTTAACGGTGATATGGTAACGGCCACACGTGACTTTGTGGCAGCGGCGATTGATGACCATGCCAAGTCCCGCAACCATCCCGACGCCACCACGGCGGCCAAGGGTTTTGTGCAACTGAGCAGCGTCACCAACAGCGCCAGCGAGACCCTGGCGGCCACGCCGAAAGCGGTCAAGGCGGTAAATGATGCGGCGGTGAAGCTGACGCAAAATCTGGCTGATTTGCCGGATAACGCCAAAGCACGCGCCAACCTGGGGCTAAAGTCTGCCGCTCTTTGTGAGACGGGCGAGGCTGCCGGACAGGTGTTAACCGCCAACAAGGCGTTTGGCTTGGGCTTAATGCAGCCTGAACGCAGACATAAACTTGCCGACCTTGGCGGGGCTAATGGCTTCACCGGGTTTACATGGTCAGCCGTTAGCGACCCGGATACACCGCCAATCGCGGCGTCAGCGGGGATTATTAACCATGCCTGGCGGCCATCGGCTACCGCTGCACCATATGTGCTGCAATTGGCTTGGCGGCAAGGTCGCGCCGCTTTCCGTACCAAAGATTCCAACATGGATTTCCTGGGCTGGAGTGAGTTACTGCATACTGGAAATGGTTATACAGCGACGCAAAGTGATGGCAAATATGCGCTGCGTTCCATCAAGGTGAATGGCAAGCCGCTGAGTGCTGATGTCAATCTGCTGGCCGGGGATGTGAACGCCTGGAACAAGACAGAGGCAGATGGCCGTTACCTGATGCTATCGGGTGGAACGGTAAAGAGTCTGACAGTTAAAACGGGTTCTGCAAGTACGGAAAATACTGCTTTGCTGATAGATGGTGTTGAACACACGCCATTCATTTTGAAGCGAACCAGTGCAACAGCCAACATTTCGATTGGCTTTCAGCTCGGCGGCGGTGCGCCGCTGTATCGACTGGGCATTAATGACAAAAATAATCTCTGTTGGGGCACCGAAGCAAATCAGGCTGCCAATGCCACAATTTATCACACTAAAAATAAACCCACTGCGGCGGATGTAGGGGCGCTGACTGACGCCCAGGCGTTACAAAAGTATGCTTTGCGCTCTATCAAGGTGAACGGCAAGCCCTTATCAGCTGATGTGAATTTAGTGGCGGCAGACATTAACGCCTGGAATAAGACCGAGTCGGACTCACGCTATTTGATGAAGAGTGGCGGCCAGTTAACGGGTACAGTAAAAACCAGCGCAGAAATCCAGTCTACTAAAGCAGATAACTACCGACAGGTTTACGGTGATTATGGGACATTCTGGCGTAATGACGGTAACAGTCTGTATTTGCTGATGACCAAGGCCAAAGACCAGTATGGGACATTTAACGCCCTACGCCCGTTTTCTGTGGATGTGAAGGCAGGACATGTTTCGTTTGGCCATAACGTAGCCGTAAATGGTTTGCTCCGAGCTAATAAAAATATCTCTGTCGGTGAGGATTTGTTTGTTGACCGCAATGCCACCGTGTCTGGCAGTTTGACCGTAGGGAAAAGCACCCACAGCAGTGATGGCAATATTTTGGGTAGCCGCTGGGGTAATAAATGGTTATGGGATGCAGTGATTGAGCAGGTTAATGGTCGAGTTGACTGGAACTCATTTAACAATCGCACTCATGTGGCCGGTGATCGCAATGCGTGGTGGTACAAGGACGAATTGACGGGGTTCATTATCCAGGGCGGCGTGGTCAATCGTGTTGATTACGTTAACTGGGTTGGTTTTCCCCGAGGTTATGCACGGGAGTGCTTCGGTGTGCAACTGACACTTACCAGTTCAAACGGAACTTGGTTCGGTGATAGTCGGGTCAATATTCAGCCGCGAGATCTGAGTAACAACGGGTTTAACGCAATGATGGATGGTCAAGAGCAGGTGGTGTTCTGGCAGTCGGTGGGGGTTTAAGGATGAGTTACGGATACAGTGCAACGACGAATACGTTTTATGTGATTGAGGAAAAGGATGATTTTCAGGCTAACGGAACGTGGCCAGATGATGTAACGCCGATCACCGATGAAGAATGGAACACCTACCGCGTACAGGGGCAAAGGGGGAAAGTCCGTGGGCCGGATGCGCAGGGGCGACCTTGTTGGATTGATGCCCCCCAGTTAACACCCGTGCAGCAAGTAGAGATTGCGTCCTGGGAAAAGGCCGCGCGGTTGGAGATGGCAGGTAAGGCGATTGCTCCTCTTCAGGATGCGGATGATTTAGGGGTGGCGACGGCAGAGGAAAGGGCGCTTTTACTGGCCTGGAAGCGTTACCGAGTGCTGATTAACAGAGTGGATACTGAAAGCGCGCCAGATATTGACTGGCCAACCATCCCGGATGCCTGATAGAAAAACAGCCCGCAAATTTTGCGGGCTGTTCTC